TCTGCGTATTTCATCACCGTGGACCTGGCGGGGTGCACACTGCTTCAGCGTCAGACTTCGAGGCAGAAAAGTACGTGCGTGGTCTCATCGACAAGCCGTCAGACAAAAACTCTGCCAAATAATCTTTTAGAATAATGGAAACAAGACGGAGGATCACGTGACGCCGAACTCGTCCACACACATCGTTATACCTGATACACAAGTCAAGCCCGGTGTTCCGATGGACCATCTCCTATGGGCAGGGCAATACATCGTCGATGAGTTTGCGTATCAAGAAAACGTGACCTTAATTCACGTCGGTGACCACGCAGACATGCCATCGCTTTCAATGTACGACGAAGGCAAGATGGAGATGGAAGGCAGACGGTACAAGGCTGACATCGAAGCCGCGAACAATGGTTTCGTGCTTCTCAACACTCCACTAATTGACTTCAACAAGAAGGCAGCCGTAAGTCACCAAAAACGATGGTGGCCCAAGCGCAAGTTTCTTCTTGGCAATCACGAAAACAGAATCAACAAGGCGATCAGCAAGACGCCAAAACTGCAAGACATCATCGGTGTCGATCAACTAAACTACGAGCAACTCGGCTGGGAAGTAAGTCCATTTCTCGAGCCAGTTATTCTCGACGGCGTCACTTACGCTCACTACTTCTATAACCCAATGACTGGTATCCCGTACGGTGGTCAGATTGATTCACGGATCAAGACGATTGGTTACTCGTTCACAATGGGGCACCAGCAAACGTTGCTGTATGGCATTCGCTACGTCGGATCGCGCGCAGTTCACGGACTAGTCGCTGGATCGTTCTACATACACGATGAGGACTATAAGGGCCCACAGGGAAATCATCACTGGCGCGGAATTATAGTTAAACGCTACGTCAGTGACGGTATGTACGACGCGGAATTCGTTTCTATTGATTCTCTGTGTCGGCGCTATGAAGGCGTGCCACTTCGTAAGTTTGTCACAAAGAAATACCCGCGTCTGTTAGATTTGACCCAAAGGAATTAGTGAAGCCGCAATTTTTTACAATCTACGACAAAGGTCGCCAACTTGACTTCGAAGGCTATTGCCTGGCGAGCGCTTCGTCGTACGCTGACGGCAAAAGCCGCTGGTTTGTGGTCACACTTTACAAGACACTTGGTGGCAAGTACATAGTTTCTGGATCTGGAAAAAGCAAAGTAGTTCACAAGCCAAACTGCGCCCAGATGAAGGAAAAGAGCGCGAAAGCCACGGACGCAGCATCGAACTCGGTGCCTTGCGACATTTGTCGTCCTAAACTCTCTGACCAGGTTGTTCACGAAGTTAATCGCGAATGGGCCCAGGTATCTGATGATCCAAACGCGATCATCGAAAGGCTTCGCTTGCGTGACAGCGACGGTGTATGGTACCTTCCAAAGACGTCAAGTACGGCATTGCTCCAGGCAGCCGAGCTCGATGAGGGTATCAAAAAGGCGTTCTATGCGCCTCAGCACATCGACTAAACTTGTTATAGTTTAGCCAAACAATACGGAGGACGAATGTTAATAGTGATTGAAGGCGTCGACGGCTCAGGCAAGTCGACACTAGCAAGTGACCTGTCCGAGATCATCGGCTATGAAAACAAAGTCACGTCTTTGCATCGCGGTGTGCCAATCGACCACATGCTCGTTGAGTACGAAACTGCGCTTATGCCGTACTACCCGATGACTGGTGATTCAGTCATTTGCGACCGGTGGCACATTGGACCAGATGTCTACGGACCAATCAAGCGTGGTGACCAAGGTCTTGATCCTGTTATAAAGTGGCACATTGAGAACTATCTGGCGGCTAAAGGTGCGCTTATCGTGTACACCGAGATGGCCCTAGACGGGTTATTAGACCGCTTAAATACGCGAGGCGAAGATTACCTTTCACTAGATGAGGTCGGACCAGTTGTGGATCTGTATCGCGAAGTCATTGAAAAGACGACGCTGCCAGTCTACAAGTCAACGACTGGTATTCACTCAGCACTTGACGTTATTGCTCGCGCCAGGCGAGAGGAAGAAGGCGCACGGCAATCTGGTGCGATCCACTCATACGTTGGACCACGGCGACCTCAGGAACTTTACGTTGGTGATTCATCAACCGAAGTTGCGTACATGCCGTTTGAAGGATCTGAAGCGTACGAGATCGTCAATAAGTACGGCGTAAACAACAACTTTCGCGCCGGGTTTGTTAACTGCACTGAAGACATGGCTCGAGTTTGGGACGCGCTCTATAACCCACTCGTAATTGCGATTGACGGCTATGGCATTGAGGAGTGCATGCGCGCACACATTCCGTTTACAACATTGGAGGACACATGGAACAACTAGACCGTTTATTTGAGATTGAGAATGCTCAGTATGACTACCCGCGACTGCTTAAGTGGATTCGCGACAACGGTGAAAAGGTAAGCCCTCGCGGACAAGAAACACGTGAACTGTTCGATGTGGTTATGCGCATCGATCCTCACTACGCAATTGTTGACGGTATCAACCGCAAGTTGAGCAAGAAGCTCATCAGCATGGAAGCGCTGCAACTTATTTCGCAGACATCGTATGTTGAGCGCACAATTAAGGCGCTGCCAAACATGGCGAACTTTCTCGATGGTGGTGCATTTCACGGTGCCTATGGACCACGCATTGGCAATCAACTTGTTGCAGTAGTCGAAAAGCTTAAGAAAGATCCGTACACGCGTCAAGCCGTCGTGACAATCTGGAACCCACAACTCGACAACTTCAATGTCAGCACACCTCGTGACATTCCGTGCACGACGATGCTGCAATTCTTTGTCCGTGAGGACAAGCTAGTCATGCACGTAACTATGCGAAGCAACGACGCATGGTGGGGAACGCCTCATGACTGGGGCCAGTTCAGCCAACTGCAATTGGCACTTGCAAATGTTCTTAGCATTGAGGCTGGTGACTACTACCACCACGTTGTTTCGTTTCACTTGTATGAGCGAAACATTGACGACATTGACACGCTAACGAAGCCTACGAAGGACATTGAAAAGTTCACGGGCATCGGATCACCAGGCAACACGCTTGATGAACTTGCCTGGAAGGCTAAGCACTTACTCGAAAATGTCGAGTTCTACTACCCGCTCAATCACGATGAAATCTGGCACAAGAACGTTCAGATGAAGATTGGTGGTGGCGTAGCGTGACGGATCGAATAACTTGGGACCAACTTTGGATGCAGACTGCCGAACTGGTTGGCAAGCGTAGTCTTTGCTGCCGGGCTCAGTACGGCGCTGTCATTGTCTCAGAAGACAATCGCGTCTTGTCGGTTGGCTATAACGGTGCTCCCGCTGGACTAGAAGCAAATAACACATGCGACAGATGGTGCGCTCGCGCCATCGTTGCTCGTATGGAAGGCGAACACGCTGTCGATCCGAACTATCTCGACTGCCACGCCGTGCATGCAGAACAGAACGCAATTCTTCGCGCGCCGAACCTGTGGCTCGAGAAAAGCCCGATTCTGTATGTAAATGGCGTGACATGTCACAGGTGCGCGCTTATTATTGCTAACTCAGGGATCAAGACGGTTGTGTTTCAGTTGAGTGAGTACGAAGAAAAGCGTGACCCAGCTGGAACGCAGGCGTTGTTAGAACTATACGGTGTGGACGTAAGGACAAGATAATGGCATTAGAGGACGTAGAACTCGAACTAGTTAATACGGTTGACAAGGCGGCGGAACTTATGCGCTGGCTCGGTGAACGACGTGAAGTGCTTGGTTTCGACACAGAAACAGAAGGGCTTGACCCTGAGAAGGACAAGATCCGTCTTGTTCAATTTGGCGACATGGATCGTGGTTGGGCGATTCCGTGGGAGCGTTGGGGCGGCGTTGCAATTGAAATCTTGCAGAAGTACGACCGACCAATGGTTGGACACAACGCAAAGTTTGACGTGCGCATGCTCGAGTTCCACGGTGGCATTCGTTTGCCACGCGAGAACATTCATGACACGCGATTGATGTGCCACATTCTTAACCCAGCAGGATCGACGGCGCTGAAGCCAAATGCTGCGCGCTTGGTTGATTCCAAGGCTGCGTACGCGAGCAAGGCACTTGACGAAGCGATGTCGCTGCAAAAGTGGACGTGGGCGACGGTGCCAGTCGACTTTCAGTTGTACTGGTGCTATGGCGCGCTTGACACTGTTCTGACGGCTCACATGTACAACAAGTTGTATCCTCAGATCCAGGCTGGCTATCAGAAGGTGTACGACCTGGAACAAGCGGTCCAGTTCGTACTCGCTGACATGGAAGCACGTGGATCACGGATCGACCTTGATTACGCGAAGCGCAAAAGCGCTGAACTAGAAACATTCTCAAACGGCGTGCACGATTGGTGCATGAAAGAGTATGGAATCAATCCAGGATCGAACCGTGAAGTGACTGAGAAGTTGCTGTCACTTGGCGTGGAGCTAACTGAGCGAACAACAAGTGGCGCGTACGCGCTTGATGAAGATGTAATTACAAACATTCTCGGCGCAACACTTGATGTTGTCGATCCAACGGTGCTAAACGAAGGTCAGACACTGGCGTATCGCGTGTTGCAGCGCCGTAAGGGTGACAAGATCCGTTCGACATACCTGGACGCGTTCGTAAACTTGGTCGACGCTAACGGCTTCGTACACCCACAAATGAACCAGTTAGGTGCTAGGACCGGTCGCATGTCGATGGAACGTCCAGCATTGCAGACGTTGCCGCGTGGTCGTGTCGTACGTGACTGCTTTATCCCGCGCGATGGTAGGTCGCTTATTAGCGCTGACTTTGACGGTGTTGAAATGCGAATTCTGGCTCACTTTGCTCAGGACAAAGGTCTTATTGATGCCATTAATTCTGGTGACATTCATTTGGCGACGGCTCAGCGAGTATTCGGCGACGACACGATTGACAAGAAGGACCCGCGTCGTCAAATCGCAAAGGGCGTTGGCTTCGCAAAAATCTATGGCGCTGGTGCGGATAAAATTGCACTAACAGCAGGAGTGACCGTTGAGGCGGCAAAAGAGTTTCTAAATCAATACGACGCGATGTTTCCAGGCGTTCGTGAGTTCCAAACCACGGTTGGCAAAGTTGTTGAGCAGCGTAAAAAGACTGAAGGTACAGCGTACGTTAAGACGCCTATTGGACGACTGCAACTCAGTGACAACGACCGTGATTACGCACTCGTTAACGCCTTGATTCAAGGCATGGCGGCTGACGTATTCAAGGAAGCACTTGTGCGACTTGACGAATCAGATGCTGGTGAGTTCTTACTATTGCCAGTGCATGACGAAATCATTGCTGATGTACCAAACGAGGACATGGACGAAATCAAGGACATTATCGTGAAGGCTATGTCAGACGACCGATGGGCTGTCCCACTTACTGTGGGACTTGACGGACCATTGCCGAGCTGGGGAGCCAAGTATGGGAGTTAGTGCACGTACGTGTCCTCGCAGTAGATCCGGGCAAGATGACGGGTTACGTCATCTACCAAGACGGCAAACGCACCGAAGGCGAAGCGCCTGCGGAAGAGTTTGTGAAGATCGCAGAAAAACTTATTGAAACTAAGGAGATTGATTCAGTCGTTTGTGAACGGTTCATCATCAGCTCGCAGACAGGTAAACTCTCGCAAGCTGCCTGGTCGCTTGAACAAATCGGTGTGCTCAAGTACTTATGTGAAAAGCATGGCGCCCCGTTCACACTTCAGAACGCGGCTGACGCGAAGTTATTTGCGAGCGAAGACAGACTGAAAACACTAAAATGGAGTAAACCAAAAGGCGCCGGGCACGCACGAGATGCGCAACGGCACTTGCTGCTGTACCTTGTAAAAAACGACTTGATTGACGACCGACTGTTAATACCAAAGCATTAGAGACACACGAAGGACGAACATGCCATTAGCAAACATTGAAAACGGTGAGATCACCATAAAAACCGAATACCGCGACAAGCACGCGATTAAGAGTATTCCGGGAACAAAGTGGTCACAGACTGGAAGCTGGCGCTTGCCACTTAGTTGGGCGAGTTGCGTCGCGCTACGCGGCGTATTCGGCGACCGTCTCGAAATCGGCAAAGAGCTTCAAGAATGGTCGTGGAACGAGTACAACACTCGGATTGAACCGTCTATGGAACTGCGTTCGGCGTTAGACGCTGAAGGCGATGATCGACTGTTTCCACCGCAACGTGCTGGCGTGAAGTGGCTACAAACCACCAAGCGCGGGCTTCTTGGCGATCCTATGGGAACTGGAAAGACACGCCAACTATTGATGGCGATCCCTGACGACGGCTGGCCCGCAATCGTAATCACACCAAATGGTGTGCGCACAGGTTGGCGCAATGAAGTTGAAACCATCGGTCTTGACTGCGAAGTACGAATCCTCGACGGATCTGCAACCAAGCGAAAGAAGTTGCTAGAAGGAATTAACGACGGTGACAGGGTACTTGTCGTTGTCAACTGGGAAGCAATTAGGTCACTGTCTCGTCTTGCGCCATACGGATCAATAGGTCTCACAAAGTGCACTGAACACGGCGGCGAAGATCCAGCAATTACTGAAACCAGGTGTGAGGTTCACCCTAAGCCACTGAACGAAATCTCCTGGCGCACAGTAATTCGAGACGAAGCGCACCGAGCCAAGGACCCAGCGAGTAAGCAAACCAGGGCGTCCTGGGCGCTTCAGCATGCACCGACGGTTCGCTACTGCTGGGACGCAACTGGAACGCCGGTGGCTCAGCACTTGGGCGACTTGTGGGCAATTATGCACGGCAACTCACCTGAGGACTTTCCGAGGAAGAGCGCGTTTATCGAAAGGTACGCGCTAGCAACATGGAATAGTTGGGGATCGCTTGACATTGGCGGCATCAACCCGCTGAACTCACAGGAACTGTTCTCGTTTCTTGATCCTCGCTTCAGGCATGTATCGAAGGAAGCATTGCTACCGTTCTTGCCGCCTAAAATGCGTCAAGAGTGGACGTGCAAGATGTCTGCAAAGCAAGAAAAAGCGTACAAGCAGATGGCTGCAACGATGATCGCAGAGCTCGAGAGCGGGCTTCTCATCACAACAAACGCGCTGGCTCAGTACTCACGGTTGATGCAATTCTCGAGCTCCTACGCTGAAATCGGTGACGACGGAGAAGTCAAACTGCTTAATCCATCGTGCAAAGTTGACGCGCTTATGGAAATCCTTGACAGTCTCGGCGAAGATCCAGTTGCCGTTGGTATGGTCTCGCGCCAGCTCCTCGAACTCTGCTCTGAGGAACTGCGCAAAGCAAAGATACCGTTCTCGGCTGTGTTCGGCGGTCAGACAATGGCTGAGCGTGAAAAGGCAATCGACGACTTTCAGAAGGGACGCGTTCGCGTTATCTTGCTAACGGTTCAGTCAGGTGGAACTGGTATTACGCTTACGACGGCGCCATACTTGGTCATGCTGCAGCGATCCTGGTCACTAATTGACAATCTACAGACCGAAGACCGAGTGCACCGAATCGGATCTGAAAAGCACGCGCAAGTCACGATTATTGACGTGCTGACGGAAGGCACGATGGAAGTCGGGCGTCAGATTGAACGTCTCCAGGAAAAAGGATCGAACCTTAACGAAATCCTGCGTGATGCAGAAACAATGAAGAAAGTCTTGTACGGAGAAGAAATGGTGGTAGCGTAGCAAAATGACAGAACGACAAATGCATGTATCAAACTCTGAAATACAGTGCTTCAAGCGATGCCGTCGCAAGTGGTGGCTCGCGTACTACCGCAAGCTTCGTCCTGCGGAGGAAAAGAGCACGAGCGCGCTGAAGATGGGTACTCGTGTCCACGAGGCATTGGCAGCGTACTATTCGCTCGAACCACGCGACCCAGTTGAAGTGATCCGTGAGGAATACGACAAGGCACGAAGTGAAGTTGATCCAGAATCTAATGACATGGAGTTTATCAACAAGGAAGCGGCACTCTCGCTTGCGATGATTGAAGGCTACGTTGAGTGGGTGCAAGACACTGGTGTCGATGACGATTACGAAGTTATCTCGGTCGAAGAAGAGTTGGCAGTGCCACTCGAAGGCGTCCCAGTAACCATTATCGGTAAGCTTGACACGCGTATTCGTAGGAAGTCTGACGGTCGTTTGCTGTCTATGGACCACAAGACATGCGCTTCATTTGAGAACATCACTCGAACCCTAGAACTGAACGAGCAACCATTGATGTACCAGCTTTTGGAACGTCTTTCACAGCCTGCGGATCAGCACGTAACTGGTGGCGTCTACAACATGCTGCGAAAAGTAAAGCGCACGGCTAACGCCAAGCCACCGTTCTACATGCGCGAGATTATTCACCACAACGACACTGAACTACGCAACTTTTGGACGCGCATTCACGGTGTTCTTTCAACAATGGTCGATGTTGAGCGTCGTCTTGACGCTGGCGAATCGCACTATGCGTTGGCATACCCAACGCCAATGAGCACATGCGCATGGGATTGCGAATTCCGCGCAGTTTGTCCGCTATTTGATGATGGAAGTCACGCCGAGGGTCTTATAGAATCGGCGTACCGCATTCACAATCCATACGAGCGGTACCAGACAGAGGTGACACTATGACACAAGGCGTAAGCATGCTGATTCACGGCATGAGTAAGAGTGGTAAGTCCTACTTTGCAGACACCACACCGGCACCGAGGTTGATCCTCGACGCTGAAGGTGGCGCAAGTACACGATTCACAAAGTCGACGAAGGTCGTCTGGGATCCACAGAAGGACGCGCCACCTGCTGCCGACGGATCATGGGAAACCTGCGTGGTGTATGTTCGCTCGTTCCAGGACGTTCAGCGCGTCTATGACTGGCTGAACTCAGGCAAGCACCCGTTTAAGTCTGTCGTAATCGACAGTCTTTCAGAAACGCAGCAGCGTTGCATTGACGCGCTTGTCGGCACGGATCAGATGAAGACACAAGACTGGGGAGACTTGCTTCGCAAGATGTCCTCGCTTGTTCGCTCGTACCGTGATCTAATTATCCACCCAACCAACCCCCAAGCGGCGGTAGTATTTATCGCCATGACACGTGACATGGACGGCATTCGTCGCCCATACGTGCAGGGGCAACTCTCAAACACACTGCCTTACTACGTTGACGTCTGCGGATACCTGTGGAGTGAACTCGGTGAAGATGGTGTTCAACACCGAAAACTGTTGTGTGCTCCACACGCGCAGTTCGAGGCGGGCGACCGTACTGGAAAGCTCGGAACAGTGATTGAGAACCCAGACGTACCGACCATGCTTAGCATGATCTACGGATAAGCAGTAAAGTAAACCAACCTACAAACTAGGAGACATAAGATGACAAAATGGGGAGACCTCATTAAAGAAGCCGATGCTGTCGGTGGATACGATCCACTACCATCGGGAACCTACGACGTAACTGTCGTAAAGGCGACACATAAGGTTGCACAGTCGGGCAAGTCAATGTTCGAAGTGCAGTTCAAGGTGCTGTCAGGGCCTCACGCAAATCGCGTTGTGTGGAACCGCTACGTTGTATCACCAGAGAACCCAAAGGCGCTCGGTTACTTCTTCAGTAACATGCGTGCATTCGGACTGGACACGGCGTTTTTTGCTGCGCAGCCGTCTGACGACCAGGTTGCTGCGGCGCTTGAGAATCAGAACGTAACTGTTGAACTCACTCAGAGCGAGTACAACGGTGCGATCCGCAACGAAGTGAAGAAGACCATGCCACCTCAGGGCGGTGCAGCGACTGTTTCTGCTCCAGCACCTGCTGGCGTGCCAACGGTGCCTGCCGCCACTACAGCGGCGGGAACGACGACACCAGTCGCACCGTTCTAACAATCGTCAATTGCGTCGACCAGCTTGATGACGGCTGGTCGGCGCATTGGCATTTCTAAGGAGAAATGATGACCTGGAATTGGCTAGAAGAGACGCGTAAACTGCAAATCAGCGCCTACGGTGCAGATCCTTCTGAACTTGAAGGTGGCGCGCTCGCTGACTTTGTAATCTGGAACAACGTTGCACTCGCAGACGAAATGAGCGAGTTTCTTGGAGAAATCCAATGGAAGCCTTGGTCAAAGATCCGCGGCGGTGCAAATCGAGACGCTGCCATCGGTGAACTGATTGACGCAGCGCACTTCCTTGCAAATCTTGCCGTGGCAATGGGCTGCACAGATGAAGAATGGATCGCCAGGTACAAGGCGAAGATGGAAGTCAATGCCAAGCGTCAGCGCGACGGCTACGACAACACGAATAAGTGCCCAAAGTGTCGTCGCGCACTCGATGACACGGCAGTTAAGTGCACGCTTGAAAGGTGCTTTGATGAGATTGATTGATGTTCACGGCTTTGCTGGTGGTCTCGCGCTTGGCATGATCCAAGGTGGTGGCTTCGAGCTTGTTGGCAAGAAAGAAGATCCGTCAGGCTTTGGCGTCGGCAACATGGTTGCAAATCGACACTTACTCCCAGGACCCTGGGAACCTCAGAACGACGATTATGCCGCCTGGGAAGTCACTGATGCGCAAGTAGTGGCTGGAAATCCACCATGCAGTGCCTTCGCATCGACAACGACGGTGAAAAGCTTTCGCGGAATCAACAGCCCAGTGAGTGGCTGCATGTGGGGAATCACTGACTATGCGGCACGAGTGAGGCCTGAAATCTTCCTGTTCGAGTCAGTTGCTAACGCGTACACGCAAGGCAGAGAACTAATGCAGGCGCTCCGTGCCGATCTCGAGGCAAAGACAGGTCTCAAGTACGACCTTACGCACATTCTCCATACAGCTCGTTCGTGCGGATCACCTCAGATCCGTCCTCGCTATTTCTTCGTGGCGCACAGAGTACCGTTTGGCGTCGAATCGCCATACCTGGAGCAACTGGGCACGGCACGAACCGCCATTGACGACTTATCTGAACTACCTCTGATGTGGGGAGCTCAACCAATCACGCGAAAGGTTGACGGCGTAAGTCAGCAGCAGATTGATCGACGTGGCTATCGAGCCGACGGCTTGGTTGATGGTCACGCAGTGCCAGATGCTCCATTTGCAGAGCGCCTCGCCTACCTCGCAGAAAACTGCGAGTGGAACTACGGCGAAGGACAAGGCGACATTGTTAAGCGCGCGTATGAGAACGGTATTGCGCTGCCTGAAATCTGGCAGAAGCGGATTGAACAAATCAAAGCTAAAAACTTTGACATGGGTTTCAGTCGTGCGAAGCGCATGTACCCAGACAAGAACGTCGGCGCATGCACTGGTGCGGCGTTAGAAGAGTACTTGCACTACAGTCAGCCGCGCACGTTGACGCATCGTGAGATCGCACGATTCATGGGCTTTCCAGATTCATGGTTGATCGAGCCAATGATGAACAACAAGTCACTCGGCAAGACGTGGGGAAAAGGCGTCACTGTCGATTGCGGACGTTGGATCGGAAAATGGGTTCGATCATCGGTTGACGGATCACCAGGGACTGACGTTGGAATCACTGTTGGTGACCGAGAAAAACTCATTGATCACCGCAACGACTACAAAAAAGCCACGAAAACCCTTATTTCGTAAGGGTTTTGGACATCTAAAAATCTCTCAAAACTGGACACGTACTAGCATAAACGTGTTATAGTTATCTATGTCGGTGTGTGGCCGGCGGAAATGGGAATTGAGATGTCAATTAGAAGAGACAGCGTGAAGGTCGAACTCGTGGTTTACGAGGAGACGATCGAAGAGTTGAAGAAGATGCTCGAAGTTTCAGAGTGGTTCATGCCGCAGATCCAGCGTCTCGTTCGAGTGTTCGAGCACAACTTAGAGTGCGACGGACAATGCGAATACACAGTCGGCTGCAGTGTCAAGCAATAGGAAAGGGAAAAAAATGACAAACATTGAAATGGCAAACGCCGCCTGGGAAGAACTCAAGGCTGAAATCATACGTCTCGGGCAGAACGTGCCAGACGAACTATTCGACGAGGCTGCAGTCGCACTCAACGCGTTATTCGAAGCTGAAAACGCACTATGATAACGGCTGCCAAAGCGGATCAGTGCCTACGACAACTGAAAAAAGACTACGCCTGGTATCTTGACGGCGAACCGGAGGTCAATTACCCTTCGGTAGTCGAACACGACGGCTCACTCATGCTAACGTGGGAGTCTGGCCCAGACGAATGGGCGTACGAGTACTGTTTAAGACTTAATAAAGTCGTCAACGGCATCGAAGCATGCCCGTACTACTCGTTCTCGCTCTCTATTCACCCAAACAACTAACAAAGGACAACAACATGTGGATCACTACAACAACAGGTTTCTATTCAGCCACGCTGGACCAAACAGGCAAAAACATTCAAGTACGTGCGCGTGTGGCAGCGGATCTTGATGCGCTTCGCGAAACATACGGCCCAGAACTTGGACCAACACTCAAGACGCCAAAAGCCGACTACCCGTACCGAGCCATCTGCACGCATGAAGACTGGGCACAAATTGTCGCGCGTACCGCCGTCAGCATCAACTACGACAACTTTAAGAACGAAGTCAAGAAGCAGCAGGGTGCCGAGCGCTCACACATGTACATGGACGTATGGACTGCCATGCTAAAGCTGGAAAAGTTCAACAAAGAACCAGATGCACGTAACTACTACGGGTCATTCACTGACTACGAAAGCGATCCGATCCGCGAAATGCTTGAAGCTCGCTACTTGGAGCCAGGCGACTTAACTGACGACGGTGTTGTCTTTGACAAAACAACTGGAAAAAATAAGACAACGTTGACGTTCTCTGGCGGCAAAACCAAGAAGTACAAGAACAACAAACTAGTTGACGTGTTGTTCTAATACACTGTGTTACAATAAAATTCAAGCACTTGCTACGCGAACGTTGATCCGTTCGTGTTAGCTTGGCAAGCATTACCGAAGTAAAGACAAATGACGAAAGGACAAGCATGTTAGCAACATTGAAAAATGTCGGACACGACGCCGAATCAATGACATCAGTTGAGGAAGCACTCGACCGCTTTGGTATGAACTGGAGCGTGGAGAAGCGCCCAACTTTCTATTACAAGGCTGACGGGTCGGTTGCATCAATGGGAACATCATTCGCAACTGTCCGAAACGACACTGAGGCCCTCCTCGGTCGTGTCGGTGGTGACTATGAACCAATGAGCAACTCACAGGCGTTAAAGCACGTAGATGCACTACTTTCAACTGGTGCTGCCAAACTCGATTCAGTATTCGAGATCCGTGGCGGCAAACAAGTTGGCGCATCACTTAAGGTAACGGATCAGATCTCGATTAAGGGCGAAGACCCAATCGACATGTACATCGTTGTGACGACGTCGCACGACGGCACGAAGGCTGACACAACGGCAATCACGCCACTTCGTCTGTTCTGCACCAATCAACTCGCCGTAAAAATCCCTAATTCGGCTCGACAGACCTGGACGGTTCGCCACCTTTCAACAATGAGCGAAAACTTGAAGCTCGTTGAAGAGGAACTCAAGCTTGTCACCAACTACACAACTTGGTTCGAGAAGATGGCAAATGACTTGATCGACAAGACGCTCCGTGAAATCGAGATGGCTGAGATCGCTCGCGAAACACTTGCTTTCATGAAGGATCAGAAGAAGCAAGAAAAGGCAGTCAACGACATTGTTGACATCTTTAAGCACAGTCCACTTATCGGCGACCAGTTTCGTGGCACCGCGTGGGCAGGACTGAACGCAATGACCGAGTATGTGGATCACCACCGCAACTACCGAAGCGCAAGTGCACGGTACAACACCATTACCAATGGCATCGGCGCTCGTATTCGTAACTCGGCAGCAGCAAACTTAATCTCACTATAAGGAGCAGCAATGACAGAAGAAAACAAGACAGAAGAGCAGAAGCCTGAACTCGAAGACGCGCTTGCAAAAGCGCTGAAGCGTTTTGACGATGCTGAAGCAGAGCTTACTGACGAGACTGATGTCAAGTCTGAAGAGAAGTCAGAAGCAAAGTCTGAAGAAGCGAAGAGCGGCGATGATCAGATGGAATGGCCCGTGCCAGTCTATCCACTCGTTGCTAAGTTCGACGTTCAGCTCGTCGCGCTTGAGGATCAGGACGCAATCGTAATCGCCATCTACACTGGTGCTGGTGCGTCATTCGGACTTGTAACGCGAGAAGGCGCACATGCGCTCGCTAGTCGTCTGAAGAAGACAGCAAACGGTGTTGTTAAGCGCTAGGAGCAAATGCAGCAGACAACGAACTAGGGCAATAACCGCTTAAGCACACCGATAGGCAAACGTCTCGACTTGAAGTAAAAGTCTCGGCTCGAATGCATTGACGGCGGAAAGCTCGCACTAAGTGAAACGACTTAAGTCAGAACACGACGATACTAAGGAGTAGCAAACATGCGAAAAAGTACGATCGCAAAAATAGCAAGCGGCGTGATGATCGTCATCACACTCGCGTTGCCAGCAGTAGCAAGTCAAGCGACAACGACTACAACAACAAGCACGACAACAACTACGGTGCCTGCGAAGGTCCCCACGTTTGTAGTCCCTGCAGGAGTTAAGAAGTGGTACACGCTGTCTGACAAGACGGCGTCATACCCTGACAAAACAGATCCGACGTGGAAGCTTCCACTGGCTGACCAGGAAGTATTTGCGTGCATTCGTTATCACGAATCACGCAATCATCTTCATGACGGTTACGGATCTGAAGGTTGGTACCAGTTCACTAACTACATCTGGTGGTACGCCACAACACAAATCAAAGGCTTGCCAGCCACGCCGAATGAAGCAACTGGTGACCAGCA